AATCACTCATTTTATTATATTTTTTAAGATTTATTTATGGTTATACCAAATTGTTTGATACGAAGTTTTCTGGAAATGCGATGTTAGAAGCTAAGTTGAACTGAGCTTGTAATCTTACCTCATCATTATCACGTGAATACCACATATCCAAACGCTCACTATTATCCATTAAACCAACACCAATAACCATTTGTGATGATTTACCTAATACGATACGATTTTTACCACTTAAACCTGGTACTCCAACCACTCTAATACGTGTAGCAGGGTGGAAAGTAATGAACTCCTCACCTGCACTTGTAGGGTCGAAGTGGAAGTAATTAGCAGTCCTTAAATTAACAACGTAGTTGTTGTAATTTTGTGGAGACATAAATACTACCAAGTCATCGTCCTCACGTATAGCATCGGGACATGCTGCGATTACCTCATCAACACACGTTAGCATAGTTGAACTTGATGGTGTAGTAGCCGAAGTTACTAGATTAACACCCGAAGTACCAGATGAAATAGTTGTGTAGAAGCCATTATAACCATCACCACTAAGTGTTGCATTCCATACCTTGTCCTCTACGAACTTTTGGATTTCTTTAACCTTTAACTCTGCAATCATTTCTTCCAAAGGTAATTCTTCGTTAGATGCAGGGTTGTTTAAGAACATACCAGCCCAATATTCACGTAGTGAAGTAGGACATAATGTTTCTTGGTATTTATAAAGTTTAGTCGCAAGATTTCTCTGCGTAAATGTTGTAGCTGATGAATTAGAATTACTATCCCAACCACATCCACCATCACCAATAGAAATAGATGATGATAATAAGTTAATTGCTTGTGTTCCTTTAACCCCTGCTTGAATATAGCATATTTCGGGGGTCTTAGCCTTAACGATTGCTTCACTAAGAAGTAATCCACCTATCTCATCAGTATAAGTGTTTAATCCCGTTAAGTCAAAACTGAAATTATGTTTTTTCATTTTATTTAATTTTAATTTTAATTTTTATTTTAATCCTCTACGTAAAGCTGCCAATTGCTCCAACTTGCTAGTCTTTTCAGCCATCAATTCTTTAATATAAGCACCTTTTCTGTCGTAGATTTTATTATCAGCAGGCTCACTAGCGAACTTGCTGAACTTATTGTTTAATTCCTCGTTATTCTTTTTCAACTCAACGAGTTCGTTGTTTAGGGTCTCCAAAGCGTTTGCAAAAGTTTCTAAGATTTCACTTAATTCTTCTTCTTTAACTTCCTCAGCTGCTTCTTCTTTTTCCTTGATTTCAGTAATCACTCCATCTTTCGTTGAAACAATTAGTCCTTCTGTTGTTTCGTGGTCTGCATCGGGTGCTAATTGTCTTCCCTCTTCGGTCTTAACATATATCTCAGCACCAACTTCTAACTCACCATCAACTTCAACTATTGTTCCGTCAATTAACGTAGCCTCTGCCATCTTTTTTTCTTCGTGTTCCTTAGTTTCAACTTCAACTTCAACGTCTTCTTCCATTTCACTTTCTTCTTCCATATCTTCGATTTTAAGGTCTGTAATCTTACCTTCCATTACTTTTACCTTAGTCCCATCTTCTAACTCAATAAGACCATCTGGTGCTGGTAATTCACCCTCTGGTGTGATAATATATACTTCCTTTTCAATTTCCATTTCATCAATACGGAACTCAACACCTTCTTCGTTTTTATAAACGCCGAACTTTTCAGTAGTCATACTAAAAATCTCTCTAATTTTGTTGATAATTTCTGTTCTATTCATTTTGAATATTTTATTTGTTTATTTATTTATTTTACTAAAAACTATTTCTTCGTTGAACCACCCTTCAATAGAGTATCCATTCAATTTACCAGTTTTTACTTCTTCCCAAACATTAGGGTCTTCAACTCTCATCGTAATAACCCACGTTCCTTTCGGGTATTCTAATCCTAATGCAGTTGATTTATCAAATATCGGGTCTTCAACAATCCAACTTTCAATAACTCTACTTTTGGCTTCCTTATTTGAATGCTCCACATTTGATGCATCCAATAATTTTTCTTTCATATATTTATCAGCTAATTTCCTTGTCGTTTCTTCACTAAAAAATACCCAATATAACTCACCATTTGGTTTATCTATTGTTGGTGGTGATTTCCTTATAATTAGTTTGTTAGGTATTATTGCAGCCCCCGTAATCTCCATCTTATCTTCATTAGCTGAAAAAGTAAAATCTTTTGATTGTGATTGTTTTACACAATTCGGGACTTTTCTACCATTCTTAATTTTTGTACCATAAGCAATATAACCACTCTGGCAAGGGTTTTCATATAAGAACTTTTCATCAGTATCACCAGTAATAACAACACCACCCGTTTCATCAACATAAGGGGCTAATCCTTTACCACCTAAATCAATACCCATATCTTCACGTATTTCTTTTAACTTTCTCTGCGCCCATTCAATACCTTCATCACCACCCCATGCATCCCACATAAGTTTTCCACAACCTTCACCATAAGGTGTATCACTATTTCTTCGGTGTCTTTCAAATGCTGCCATGCGAGCAATTGTTTCCTCACTTATATTTTCATTCTTACATAATTGGTGTGCTCTCTGCTTCCCTACGTCAGTTCCACAACTACCCCAACCATTTTCCTCAGCGTATTTTACAGCTCTACACGCATTTTCACTTGCGGCTTTTGGATAATCATTATACGTTTGAAACATATGTTTTTCACAAGGCATATAACCAATTACACCATCTTCTAACTGATGCTCGTGAGAACCACTACAACCAATTTTTTCTGCCATTATTTCAGCTTCTTCCCTTTCACTAAACACGGGGACATCATCTATTAAGTCAATAACCCCCATCTTAACCATCGAAGCATTTATATTTGTTCTTGCTCGTCTTGCTTTTGCGTTGGCTGTTGCTTCTGTTATTGTTGGTTCATTTGGTATATCATCAATACTTGTAATACCTCTACGACTACGTGCCTTGTTGATGATATTACCTTCCCACTTATACGTTAATTTCTGCCAATAATGTCGGCAGTTATAACTTCCTCTAAATTCCCATATTGAATAAAAACCGAACTCTGGATTAGATACGGCTGTAGTCATATCATCTATATCCTCACGTCTAAACACTCTGTTCTGTCTTAACATCTCAGCACAGAACGCTCTGTTTTTACTATCTCTAGGACCAGTATATCTATAACGTATTCTATACGCACCTTCACTATCTTCACCACTTAATTCATTAGGGTTAGATATAACGTTAATTTGAAATTGGTTAGGGTCTGTAATTTCTTCAATTTTTTCTAACTTCCACCCTTCGGCTTCTAACTTACCCGCTGGTTCTCCCAACTTATTTATTTCAACAGCCAACTCGTATAGTTGTTCGGGTGTTAAAACTTCATATATGTTTTTAATATCTTTGCTGAATGCAAGAAAATTACTTTCGTGTGCTGGTTTTTCAACTAAACTAATTGCATCCAAACCACCAAAATCTTCTAATTCATCTAAGGTGAGCTCAATAATTTTCATAAACCTTATCTATAAATATAATTTTATATATAATTTACCATTTTAGATTACACTACGGGACTTTATTTGTCTGTCTAATGATTGACTACTACTTACATCAGTAGATACAACATACGTCTTAATAGGGGTATTTGAAGACATATTACTTAACTGATTTAATAAGTTGGTTTCGGGTGATGTTCTTGTTTGTGATGAAATTATACCTCCATTATTAAAACTTGTACCACCTCCATATTGATTAATTGCCGATAATAAAGGTCTAAACATATTTGTAGATTTAGCGTTAATTATACTTTCACCATTACTAACCATAACGGGCACATTATCCATCTTTCCGTCCCCTTGTCCCACTAACATACCACTTGCTGCTCGGGGTATATTTGCTTTAACATCTGGTACTTCATCACTAACACTCATTATTTCTCTTACTTGACCTAATCCCGCAGCAACTGCCGCAGCTGCTGCCGCAACGGCTAAGGCTGGACCAATACCAGGTATTCCAACAACTGCTTTATACGCCTCAGTCGCTGAAAGATACGTGTTGATGGTTGCCTGTGCTATTGCTGCGACCTTACCTGCTGCGGTGGTTTCCCCTAATGCCGATGCAATACTACCTAACGCATTTGCCGCAGCCGATGCACGTTGGAGTTGCAATTGTTCTTCTTGTTCGGTCAGTTGTTTTTTCTTATCAAATGTATTTTGTTCTAAATCTTGTACTGCCTTTTGATATTCAGCTTCAATTAACAATCTTTGTTCTTTTGTTAAATCTTCATTTTGTAATAACAAATCTGTTTTTTGTCGCATCAATTCAATAGTTCGGTCTAAGTCTTCAATATCTATTTCTTCTTGTTGCTCCAACTTAATACGTTCTAACTCCAATAGATTTTCGTTTGCTTGAAGTTGTTTGTTATATTCTTCTTGTGCTTTTGCTTCGTCCTTTTGTCGTTGTTCCTCAGTTGCGGCATCGTCCTTAGCCTTTCTTTCGGCAGCAATTACATCTAAACCTTGTTGATATTGTTTTTCAACCATCAACCTTAATTCTTTTTTCTTTTCTTCACTAACCCTTAAATTATCTATTTGATTTAATTGTGAAGTTCGTTGTATTTGCAACTCACGTGTTGCCTTTTCTTCTTCATCAGTAATTAAGGAAAGGGTTAAATCTTGCTCGAATTGTGCTGCTTCTTCTGCCAATCTTTTTCTTTCCTCAGCAGCTGCCTTTTGTTCCGCTCTACGTCTATCCCTTAACGCTTTTTGTTGGTCGAATAATTCTTTTTGTTTTTGTAATGATGCCAGTTGTGCTTGTTCTAACGCTTGATATGCTGCCGCTTGTTCGTCTAATGCCTCAGTTGAACTATCACTTAAAGCGTTCTGTGCCCTTATGGCTTCGTATCGTTGTTTAGCCAGTTTTTCTTCTTGTTTGGCAAGGGCAATTTCTTTTTGTCTTACCAACTCTAATGCTGCTTCCCTTTCAGCATAACTTTTATTTTCATCGTTGATTACCAACTTAGCCTTTGCTATTTCGGTATTTTGTCTTGCCCTTTCGTTATTTAAGTTTCTCTGTGCGTCAGCTACATCTTGTAATAACCCTTTAACACGGGCAGCTTCGTTGAATTCTTCCGCTATTTCATTACCAATACCACTAAAAGCACCTTTAACATCTTCTGCTGCACCAGCAAAATCACCCTTAAAAAACTTTACAATACCACCTGCGACTTTTAATACTCTGTCCCTTAATACATCTAATGTTGCACCTAAACCTGCCATTATACGTTCAACGGCTTCACCCCCTTCTTTCGTTGAAGTAAATGCTTTATATAAAGCCATAAGACCCGCAGTAATCGCAGCAATAACTGCAACAATAGGGTTGGCTAGTAATACCTTAAATGTTTTTGATAAACCCTTAACTGAATTACTTACTTGACCCACAACACCAGGGGCTGATGTTAATTGGTCTCCTAATGATTTCTGTGCGTTTTTGGTTTCATTTATAACTTCTTTTGTTTGTTCTAACGCATTTTCAGCTTTACCTAACTCTTCCGTTAAGTCTTGCCAGTGTTCGCTCCCTAAATCAGTATTATCTAACTCATCTTGTAAATCAGTAATAGATTTATTTATTTCTTTTATATTTTGAGCTGTTTTTTCAACGATATTTCCATTCTCGTCTAAAAACTTTAACTTAAAAACTAATTCTTTCTGTGCCATATATATTAACTAATATAATTTTTAACTACAAGGTATAGTAGCGTTTATTGTTCCCGTACCACTTAGTATTACTACCGAACCAGTACAAGCACATACTTGATTAAAATCACCAACAGCAATAGTTCCTGCTGTTAAAATACAACCATCACACATTTCATAACTATAATCTAAATCAGTATCACCTTCATTTATTATTGTGTATAAATAACAAGGGTGTAAAGTTGCCGTTGGAGTAGGGGTTGGTGTCGGTGTCTCCGTATTGGTTGGAGTATTTGTTGGAGTTCCCGTAGGGGTATTTGTTGGGGTCTGTGTCGGTGTTTGAGTTGATGTGATACTTGGAGTAGGGGTAGGTGTTAAACTTCCCGTAGGCGTGTTGGTTGGTGTCTGTGTGGGTGTTGGTGTTATAGTATTTGTTGGACTAACTGATGGTGTCGGTGTAATGGTATTGGTTGGGGTATTTGTAGGACTTACAGACGGAGTATTGGTTGGTGTAATGGTATTTGTTGGAGTTGGAGTTAAAGTGTTTGTAGGAGTGTTGGTAGGTGTCTGCGTATTAGTCGGAGTGTTAGTTGGCGTTTGTGTCGGTGTTTGACTTGATGTGATACTCGGTGTTGGAGTTAAAGTGTTGGTAGGGGTCTGTGTTGGTGTTGTCGTAGGGGTATTTGTAGGGGTCGTAGAAGGACTTACAGATGGAGTTGGTGTGTTTGTATTGGTTGGACTAACCGATGGTGTTGGAGTGATTGTATTTGTTGGTGTATTAGTCGGTGTTTGAGTATTAGTTGGAGTAGGTGTGTTGGTTGGTGTTGAAGTATTGGTTGGGGTTTGCGTAGTGGTTGGAGTAGGACTAGCACCTGGTGATTGTGTTGGTGTATTTGATGGTGTTATACTCGGCGTATTGGTCGGGGTGTTAGTTGGAGTTCCCGTAGGTGTATTGGTTGGAGTTTGAGTGTTAGTAGGGGTCGGTGTTAAAGTATTTGTTGGCGTTTGTGTTGGAGTATTTGTTGGTGTTGTGGTTGGAGTATTAGTCGGTGTTGTGGTGTTTGTAGGAGTTGGGGTTAAAGTCCCCGTAGGAGTGTTGGTAGGAGTTGGTGTTAAAGTATTTGTTGGACTAACTGATGGAGTAGGTGTGTTTGTATTTGTAGGTGTTGTAGTCGGGGTATTGGTTGGAGTAGATGTGTTTGTATTTGTCGGTGTGTTAGTTGGTGTCTGCGTATTGGTCGGTGTTAAAGTATTTGTAGGGGTCTGTGTTGGTGTTTGACTTGAAGTAATACTTGGAGTAGGGGTAGGTGTATTAGTGGTCGTAGAAGTGATTGTAGGGGTCGGTGTGGGTGTATTTGTTGCAGTATTAGATGGTGTTGGTGTTGGTGATGAACCATAAGATGGCGTTGGAGTATTTGTTGGTGTTGAAGTTGGTGTAGTCGTAGGTGTTGGTGATGGTGGGATACACTCACCAATAAGAATATGTTATTGTATTTTCTTGCGAACGATTATAAACATCATAAGTAGAACAATCACATACAAAAGTCGGTGTTGGTGATGGTGTCGTTGTATTTGTCGGTGTAGGAGTTGGAGTAGGACTTTCAGCAGGTGGTGGTTCTGGCGTTATACATAAACCAATAGTGGTAATTCTAACTGGGCCAAATATTGAGTTAATACACGCACATAATTCTATACTTTGATTACCAGCAATAAAATCACTTCTTCTATTACCATAACAATCAGTCCAATTATATAACTGAGTATATGGTTGTAGATTTTCAATAACATATTCAACACAAATACAAGGTGTAGATGATGGTGTAGGGGTTAAAGTAGGACTAGGTGTTATAGATGGAGTTATTGGATTAGTTGGTGTTATAGATGGAGTAGGGGTTGGACTAACTGGTGGATTATTTATATCATCAAATACCTCTAACTCACCATCAAAATCATAATTTAAGCATTCTTCACAACTATTGGAAATTTGTAATTCATATGAACTTCTATATTTTACATTTATTCTTGTAAATTCAACATCACCAGGGTCATCTATTATGGATAATTCCATACAACCACAATTTTCTTCTGTTATAAACTTACCATTATACGCGAATAAAGACCAATTTATATCACTATTGGTATATAAAGTTTCACACTCACTACTTTCACAAGGTTCAGCTTTAAGATATAACTTTCTATGAGGTCTATATTCTTTCGTTAATTTAACTAATTCAACGTCAGCTAACCCTCTATT